ACCGTCCCGGGATGCAACATGGAGAGCGGCCAGACCGCGCTATTTGCACAGTTTGAGCCCGTCATCTACCCTGCCACCCTGAAAGCCGCAGACTTTGACCTCGTAGCACTCGGCCACATTCACCGGCCGCAGCAGCTCCCGGAGGCAGGACGCGCGGTGTTCTACTGCGGCAGCATTACCGGCCTCAACTTCAACGACGAGAATCAGCCGCGAGGCTTTTATATCCACGACATCGACGACGACGGGGAGGCATGGAGCGAGTACGTCGAAACGCCCTACCGGGAGTTCGAGACCATCCGCCTCGGAGAGGACGACGTCCGCGCAATGCTGAGTGCAGAGCGAGTTGTTGTACCCGACCGCCTCAAGGGGAAAATCGTCCGCGTTCTCTACACCTGTTCGGACGAGACAAACAAGGCTTTCAACAAAGCTGTCCTTGAGAAAAGGCTCTATGACGGCGGCGTGTTCTACGTCTCCGAAATCACGCCGGAGGAAATCACGACAAGTGTGAACCGCGACGAGCTCCATGGCGACAACAGCCCGGAGCGGAACCTCGCCGAGTACCTCGCCGAAAAGGAAAAGAGCCCGGAGGACGCCCAGCGCATAATCGAGCTGGCCCGCCCGATTATCTCGGAGGCAATGGAAAAAGGCCGCCTTGAGACCCCGACCGGCTTGTTTATGCCGGTGGAAATAGAGGTCAAGAACTACCGCAACTACCGCGACGAACTGTTCAGCTACGACGGCATTTCCTTTGCAACCATCAACGGCGAGAACGGCGCAGGCAAGTCCAGCCTGTTCATGGACGCCATGCTGGACGCCCTTTTCGAGGAGCCCCGGGAGGGCGACCTCACTGGCTGGATTTGCAACGACCCGGATGCCCGCAGCGGCTCCATCAAGTTCACGTTTTACCTCGGCGACAAGCTGTACCGCGTGACCCGCACCCGCACAAAGAGCGGCAAGGCGACGCTGAATCTCTCCGAGTATGTGGACGAGAGCTGGCAGAACCGCAGCGCGGAGAAATACCGCGATACGCAGACTATCATCGAGAACACCATCGGTATGGACAGTCTGACGCTCAAAGCGACCGGCCTTATCATGCAGGACCAGTACGGCCTCTTTTTGCAGGCCGATAAGGCGGACCGCATGGCAATTCTCGGAAACATCCTCGGCCTCGGCATTTATGACCGCATGGAGAGTATGGCGGCCAACCGGGCAGCGGACGCCAACCGGGAACTCCGTCGCATCGCGGATTTGCAGGAGGAGACCGGCCGAGCGATGCCGGACAAGGCAACAGTCGAGGCAACCATGAACAAGACGGCCATCGAAAAGGCCAGCGCGGTAGCAGACAGGGCCATCCATACAAAGGCCATGAGCGAGGCGCAGACAAAGCTCGACATTGCCAAGCAGGCGCAGAAACGGTCAGAAAAGCTCACCAGCGAGCTCGGCTCTTGGATTGCGGAAAAGAACGCGAACGCCAGCGCGCAGGCTGTTTGCAGAGCGCAGATTTCCGATGCACAGGCTCTCCTCGATAAGCGCGAGGAGGTCGAGGCGGGCAGCCAGAGTTACGGAAAACTTTCCGCACGGCGAGAGGAGCTGCTGGGAACGGCGGCCCTGATTCAGCCCAAGGAAGAAAAGCTGCGGGACGTTATGGACGCGCTCTCTGCCCAGCGGAAAAAGAAAAGCAGTCTCGAGGCCGAAAAACTTTCTGCACAGGCAACGTGTTGGAGCTATGAGCAGGCCCTCGCGGACTATGACGAGCTCGAGCGGAAAGCGGCAGACCTCGCAGGAGCGAGCGAACGGCTCACCGCGCTGGAAGAACAGGACGAGCAGTATCTCGCAGCAGACCAAGAGGCCATGAAGCTGCTCCAAACCAAGAACGCAGAAACCGCGCGGATACAGTCTTGGCTCGACATAAAAGAGAACGAGGTCACACATATCCGCTCCCGGGCCATCATGCTCGAGACCTGCGGCTGCCCGGTCGAGAACCCGGAATGCCGTTTCCTGCAGGATGCAGTGGAGGCGAAAAAGAAACTGCCTGCGGCCGAGACGGAACTGGAAACCTACCGACAGCAGGCCGAGGAGCGCGCCGAGCGGCTCGACGCTGAGTATCAGACCGCAAAGAAAAAGGCAACGGGCCTCAACTGCCGCAAGGATTTGCAGGCCCAGCGTTTCCTCGTTGCAGACCTGCGGAAAGCCTCGGAACGGTTCGCAAAGCTGACGGCGCAGAAAGAACGCCTCGCAGAAGTTAAAGAGCGCATCAAGGCCATCGACGAGGAACTTGAAACCATCCCGGCCAATATCGAGAGTCTCGAGGCTGACCGCTTCGTCGTTGAGGACGAACTGAAAAAGCTCCGGCAGAACGCAGCAGAGCTCGCCAGCATTGAAGCGCAGCTTTCGGACGTTAAGAAATACATCGAGCTGGAAAAGCTGCTCCCGGCAGCGGAGGCTAAAAAGAGCGCAGCGCAGACCCGCCTCACGGAGCTCCTGACCTACGCAGAAAAGGCCCGGACGGCGATTGACGGAATCAATGCGGAGATTCTGACCATCGCAAAGGCGCAGGCTGATGTTGACGAGCTCAAGGAGCAGTACGCGGAGGCGGATGCAGCCCTCACGGTGGACAATATCCGTATTGAAGAGCTGGACCAGCAGGCCGGACACAGCCGCAGGCAGATGGAAGAAATCGAGACGGCAGAGGCAAAGCTCGAAGTCCTTCGCCGTCAGGCGACGGAACAGGGCCAGCTTGCAGCGGGCTATGAGGAGCTCAAGCGGGCTTTCTCTCAGGACGGCATTCCGCATAACATCGTCCGCAGCATCGTCCCGCTGTTCGAGGCGACCGCGACGAGCATCATCGGCCAGATGTCAGGCGGCCACATGAGCATCGAGATGCGCATGGAAAAGACCCTCAAGAGCAACAGCAAGAAAGAGGTCACCGCGCTGGACATCGTCGTAAACGACGCGGCGACCGGAGCTCTGCCCTACATGAGCCGTTCCGGCGGCGAGCGCGTTAAGGCGGCCCTCTCGGTCATCCTTGCGCTGGCGGAGCTCAAGAGCAGCACCGCAGGAGTGCAGCTCGGATTCCTGTTTATTGACGAGCCGCCGTTCCTCGACGACAAGGGTGTACAGGCCTACTGCGACGCCCTCGAGGCCATCCAGAAACGGTATTCCTCGCTCAAGATTATGGCTATCACTCACGACCCGGAGATGAAAGCTCGTTTCCCGCAGTCCGTGGACGTTGTAAAGACGGCGGAGGGCAGCAAGGTCATCTACTCTTGAAATCACCAGCAGAAAGGAGGTGCGAGACTTGGGAAGAAGCAACAGGCAGACCGCCGACTACTTCCCCCATTACGTCGGGGAAAAGAGCAGGACAAAGTTCATCCTTGAAAAGAACTGGGGAAACGACGGGTATGCCTTTTGGTTTAAGCTGCTCGAACTTCTTTGTGCGGCAGACGGCCAGTATTACGACTGCTGGGACAAGATGGGCTGGGAGTACCTACTCGCCGTCACCGGAGTTACAGCCGAAACAGCGGAGGCCATCCTGAACACGCTCGCCTCCATGGGCAAGGTGGACAAGGAGCTGTGGGAGAGCTGCCGCGTCATTTGGGTGCAGTCCCTCCTTGAGAACCTCCGCCAGCTTTACTCAAAGCGCACCGCAGCACCGACGAAACCGTCGGTCGATAACTTTCCCGGCCGCATGGCGGAAAGCCCTGCACAGGAGCCCGCAGCGGCCACAGAGGCGGAGGGAACGCCACCGGCCGTACCGGAGCCCGCGCCGGAGGAGCACGACAAACCGAAAGCTCCCCGGCGTAAAGCCGGGAGCCTCTCGGCAGAGCAGGCCGAACGGTTTGACCGCTTCTACGCGGCCTACCCGAAAAAGGTGGACCGGGCCACGGCAGAGCGGGCGTGGGCCAAAATCAACCCGGAGCCGGACGACGCGGCGACCGACAGAATCATCGCGGCGGTTGAGGCCGCAAAGAAATATGACAGCCGGTTCCGGGAGCGGCAATTCACGCCAAACCCGGCAAGCTGGCTTAATGCAAAAGGCTACATGAACGACTACACAGGAGGTGAGCAGCGTGGAAACGCTGACGGCTATGCTGGATTCACTCCGTCCGGCGGATTCAGCTCGTTCGGCTGAGACCACACAGCACCGACGGCCGACAAGCAAGGATATTATGGCTGGTGGTTACAACTGCCAGCGCGAAATCCCGGAGCCGGTCGAGTGCGAGTTCTGCGGCCGGAAACTGTACCACGAGGCTCTCGTGATGGGACGAACGGTCCTGATGTTCGCCCCGTTCCCGCAGAGATGCACCTGTGACCGAGCAAAGGCGAAGTGGGCGGAGGCGGACGCGGAGGAGGCCAGACAAAAGGCGGAGGCCGAGAAAGAGGCGGCGCAGGCCAAACGGCGCGCCAAAATCGAGAGGCTGCTCGGCAGGAGCGGCATCAAGAAACGCTTCCAGCAGCGGACGTTCGCCAACTTCATCCGGGACACCCCGGAGCGGCGGCGGTGCTATGACACGGCCAAAACCTATGCAGAAAGCTTTCCACAGCGCGCAGAGCGCGGCGAGGGCCTCTACATAGAGGGAACCTACGGGACCGGCAAAACGCACCTCGCGGCCGCCATCGCCTTGCAGCTCATAGGCTGCGGCGTACCGGTCGTCTGCAAGACGTCCGGTGACCTGCTGGCCGACATTAAGGAGGCTTTCGACAGCGGAGACGCCACCGAGTACGAGATACTCAAGGCGTACAAAACGGTCGATTTGCTCATTGTGGATGACCTCGGAAAGGAACAGTGCACAGAATGGAGCGTGAGTACCCTGTACTCCATTCTCAACGACCGGTACGAGGATATGAAGCCGACCATCATCACGACAAACTACAACGCCGACGAGCTGGTGAGAGCCCTTACCCCGAAAGGCGGCGACGGCACGAAAGCCCGGGCTATCATAAGCCGCCTGCGGGAGGTTTCGACGGTCGTCACAATGGCATGGGCCGATTACAGAGCAGGAGGAGGCAGACGAAATGCCTGAATTGAGACAGGAGTATTTGGATATTCTCGAGAAGCGCGATTGGAGCGTCAGCAGCTACACCGACGACGGCCGCGTGGAGCTCGAGTGGTGGTCACCGGCTGGAGAAGATTTCTTAGTCTGCGTGAATGTCGAGAACTTCCCGGACGAGATTCTGGATTATTCGGACGACTTTGACCCGGACGAGCATATCGAAATGTGGGTTGAGGCAAGAGCGAACGGCAGACAGGATGTGCCGGGCGCGCGGAGGCTTGCCAAAGATGCAGAGGACATCCAAAAAGAGCTTGACGAGCTCGCATTTGAATTACAGGAGGCAGAAAGAAAATTATGGCTTACAGGTATTACAGCACCCTCCGCCCGCTGATGGTGGGCGGCATCCCGTTCCCGAAACAGCCCGGAGAGAGCATTACCACAATCGTCAACTTCGAGGAGGGCCGGACGTACTGCAAGGACATCGACCGGCCCGCGTGGGGTTACATCGAGTACACGGCCCCACTCGACCCGCAGCAGGTCTCGGACTACGAGCTGGTGCTGGCACCGGAGGAGGACGGCCATGAGTGACGTGAAAATCAAGGAGCTGGACAAGAGCCTCATTCATCGGGCGAACAGCAACAGCATGAGCGGCCAGCGAGGCGACATTTCGGCCCACGAGTACGAGGTCTACTGCCAGAAAGTTATGAGCTGGAACATCCCGGACAGCCGCAAGCAGAAAATCGTGGACCAGATTTATACCCGGTGGAGCGAGCAGCTCCGGCACGAGGCAGCCCATGTGAGCGTCGCCGTCGCAGGACCGGCGCGGTACAACGCAAAGAAGCTGGACCACAGCGACACCATTCTCCGCCTTTCCTCTGAGTTCGTGGAGTGGTTCAACGGCCTGCAGGAGCAAGTCTGGCAGGGCCGCATCGAGGACAAGAACGCAAAGGAGATTGCGCGGCTGGTCGATGACATCAAATTCTGCATCGAGCGGCCGACGCTTAATCCTACCGCGAGCCTGTGTGAGCTCGCCAACAAGGACCCGGAGCTCTTCATGGAGTATTACGAGAAGCTCCATGAAAAGTACCGCTGGCGTAAGAACAGCGTCATCGCCAAGCTCTACGCGGCCGGGAAAGAGGGCAAACTCGCAAACCTGAACCGGCAGAAGTTTTTCGAGGACGAGAATCTCGTCGCCTACACGATGGGCGACCGGGCATACATCAAGTTCGTTATGAAGCCCCGGCAGCAGCTTATTGTGGCACTCAAGAGCCGGAAATGGTGGTGGAACAGTAACGAGGAGGCGTGGAGCACATACCTCAACAAGCTGGACAAAGAGTGGGTGCAGAGCATCAGCACCCGGTACGCCGATTACGTTTGAGGAGGACATTATGAAGCGACTTACGATTATCGGCCTGTGGCCGGACGACGTTGTCAAATATTGCACCGAGAAATGCGACTGCCGCAGGTACGCATTCGACAGGATACTTTACCACAGGGGCGGACGAGACGCCCGCGAGCGCATTTGCATCCCGGTAGTGGACAGGAGCGGAGCGGTAACGACTTATCTCGACCTCCCGGTGCTGTTCCTTGAAGCAAATGCTGTTTATCTCCACCTCGATGATGGAAGCGACATTTTCTTGAGCAACACACAGATGTTGCTCATCGCTAACGAGGTCGAGAGGCTGCGCGCAGAGGCAGCAGGAACCGGCCTCAAGACGCTCGAGAAATGGTTTGAGAGCGGCCTGCCGACCGCAGAGGACTATCTCGAACCGGGCGACGAGGTAGACGCAGACCTGATTGACTACTTTCTTAACGTCTTACCGCCACGCACAAACCGCGCAGGCCTGTTGCAGGTGGGCGGAGAAATCAGCACCGCAAAGGACGCCAATGGACACTGGCGGCCGACCTACCTGACATTCAAGCGGCAGGGCGGCACATGGCGGTACGCCGGACGTTGCTTTGAGTGCTCTGCGGAGCCGGTTCAGAAGTACCAGTCCTCGCTCGAGAGGATGATGCTTACACGCTGTAAGCTACTGGGAGCTGTAGCGCAGGAGGTTGAAACCTGATGAAGCACCTCGGAGATATAACTAAATTGTCCGGCTACGTTGTCCCGGCAGTGGATGTTGTTATAGGCGGCAGCCCGTGTCAGGGCTTGAGCGTTGCGGGCAAACAAGCCGGACTAAAGGACGAACGCTCTGGACTGTTTATAGAGCAGATTCGTTTGGTAAAGGAGATGCGAAAGGCAGATGCAGCAAGAGGAAAAACAAATGACGCTATTCGACCAAGATACATGGTCTGGGAAAATGTCCCCGGAGCCTTCAGCTCTAACAAAGGCAGAGACTTTGAGGCAGTTCTCGAAGAAACCGTCCGCGTCGCTGAACCGAAAGCCCCCCCCTGTTCCTGTCCCTGCGAAAGGGTGGCCCACAAGCGGATGCCTCATGGGAGACGGATGGAGCGTTGCGTGGAGAGTTCTCGACGCTCAGTTTTGGGGAACACCCGATAAGCCTCTTCCACAACGGAGACGGAGAATCTCGCTTGTGGCAGATTTTGGAGGAAGAACCGCGCCCGAAATACTATTTGAGCGGGAAAGCGTGTCGTGGAATCCTGACGAGAGCCGAGCGACGGCAGAAAGAAATCCCTGCTCTCCTGAAAGCGGCTTTGGAAATGCAGGCAGAGCAGGAACGGAGCGAGCTCGACGGAACGGAGAGCCAGAACTGCAAGTGATTGCGAGTGGAGTGGATTGCAGAAGCTACAACGTCAGCGAAGGGGTATCCGGAACGATTTTAGCAAAGAGAATCAGCAGCCACTTCGCTCTTGAATATCGAAACCCCGCTTTAGATGCGTCGCTTATTACCACTAAAAACGCTAACGTGGCAGGAACTTTAGATGCGAGCTACTACAAGGGCTGTGGGATGCGGAGCGGAGTGGAACGCGAAGTCGTTGTTGATGCAATTCCTATAAACGATAAAGCTACAAGATTCCAAGGCGGCGGAGCAACTCGAAATCAGGACGGAGCCGGTAATGGTCTTGGTGTAGGAAAACCCGGAGACCCGTCACCGACGCTGACGGCAGCCGATAGGCACATCGTGTTTGCAAAGACGGCCATTGCCTTTACGGAGCGCGGGAGGAAGGACGGCAGAAATTGCGAGACGATGACTGACACGATGTATGCGCTCACAAACCCGGGAGATGGAGGGAGAACCAACTCGAGGCAGGTATGCTACGCAGGCATCGTTAGACGCCTTACACCTCTTGAATGTGAACGCTTGCAAGGTTACCCGGATAGGTGGACCGATATCGGTAGCTGGGTTGATAGCAAGGGCAAAAAGCACCCGGAGAGCAGCGACGCAGCGCGGTATAAAGCCCTCGGTAACAGCATCGCAATCCCACCTTGGAAGTGGGTGCTCAAGCGGCTGTGCGCGATTTACGAGCGAGATGCCACAATGGCCAGTCTTTTTGACGGCATCGGAGGCTTTCCGTACATTTGGGAGCAGCTCAACGGCAAAGGAAGCTGCCTTTGGGCGAGCGAAATTGAGCCGCTTCCTATTGCAGTAACAAAATATCATTTTGGAGAGGAATAGAAACATGGCAAGTACGAAGTTTGAAGTCTCAATGGAAATTTTCAAGTTTCAGGGAGAACCGGATGTCAGCGTGACGCTGACCGGCAAGAGCCCGGCAGAGCTCGAGACCGCGCTCAAAACGCTCGAGACCATCGCCAAGACCACGACGCTGTACGACGGCGACAGCGCGCCGGAGGCGGAAAAGAGCGTCACCAGCGAGCCGAAGCAGGCAGCGCCGGTAGTTTCCACGGCGGACAAGAAAGCCCCCGAGAAGCCGGTAAGCTGGCTTACGCCCGTCGGCGCAAAGGGGCTCATGCTCCTGCGCTGCCCGAAATGCAAGAGCGAGTTTGTACAGTTCTTGCGCGAACCGCAAACGACCAACGAGTGCCGGAAGTGCGGCGCGAAAATCCCGCTGGACGCGCTGGCACGGTTCGAGTTCACCTGCCCGGCCTGCAAGAAGGCGAGCTACGGCCGGACGAACATCGAGGACGCCGAAATCGCAAACGAGAAGTTCTCCTGCGTTTGCGGCCGGAGCATCCCGAAGCTCACATGGGACCCGGCCAAGCGTTGCTATACGACGTGAGGAGGGCTGGATGATGAAAGTGCTTACACACAACATCCAGCAGGAGCGTGAGGACCAGCGCGACCGCTCCGCCCAGCTCTTTATGTGGTGCATCGTCGTCTCCATGCACCAAGACGACGGCATTGGCGCGTCCCGCCTCCTGCGGGCGTGTAACGAGATGGACGCTTTTGAGAAAAAATACCAGACGGCCATCCTCTACGGCAGCAGCAAGAACGCAACGGACGCCATGAGGGAGAACCTCAAAGGCATCTGCGATTTTGAGGTCCGGCTGCCGGTTGACCGAGCTCCGAGAGGACGCCGGGAGGAGCAGCTCCGCATGGCGAGCAATCAAGGCGCAGAAATCGCGTGGCTTGTTATGGCGGCAACCTGTCACGAGACGTTCGGCTACGGGAGAGACCGGCTGGCGCGCCTCAAGCAGAACTCCATGAACAACTACAAGCAGTACCTCGAGTGGGAAAAAGAGGATAAGGACCTCGCCCTTGACCGTCTGCGCAGATGCGTACAGGACGCCCTCAAAGAGGACCTCCGCGTCACTGACACCGACGACCGTAAGGGAATGCTTTCGACCCCGGGCAGAGGCCCCAGCGTATACGAGACGGCCGCTGCGCTCGCCGTATACAGCGCAGCGAAGTACGACGAAACCATGACGGCCGCCCGGAAACGGGCCAGCGTTATGCTCGGCTTATGACTATCTGCCCGAAAGAGTGCCCGGACAGACACCCGGGATGCCACGACCATTGCGAACGGTATGCGGAGAACAAGGCGGCATGCCAGAAGATGAAACAGGAGTACGACGGGAGCGTCCGAAACCCCTACTGCCGTAGGTGGACGCACCGGGCCATCGTGCGCAGTTTCAAGAAGAAATTCAGGTAAAGGAGTGGTGACTGTGTACGAGGTTCTTTTAGAGCTTGACGACCTGCTGGAAACCTTAACTTGCTGGCTTTCCTTTGCGGCCGTCGCCTTGTCAGTAATAGTTGTTGCGGCCTATGTATGGCACAAGGCCGCCGAGCAGAAAGCAACCCGGGCGGAGCCCCGGAAGAGAAAGGATGGAATGACATGAAACAGAGCGAAAAACTCACGCAGCTCCTCGAGCTTATGCAGGCAAACCCGGAGCTCCCGGTCATCCCCTGTGTAGATGGGGATGTGGTCAGCGGCGACGAGTATTACTGCTGGCTTGGCTCATGGGGAGAGAGCGCGGTTCAGGAGTTCGTCATCGGCAGAGAGAGAACCTACTACCGGGAGGACGACATTTGCGAGATGAACGACGTTCTCTACGAACGCTATGACCCGGAGCTGGTGGACAACATGACGGAGGAGGAGACGCGGGCGGCGTACAACGCGCTCCCGTGGAAGAAAGCCATCTTCGTCGATGTCCACCAATACGAGGAGGAGCCGGATGCCGAGGTATGATGTGTTCCTTGAGGGTAGGACAGAGAACTCCACCTGCTACTTCGGCGTCGCGGTAATGGCGGACGACCAAAAAGAGGCGGAGTTCCTCGGACACGAGGCCGGGCGAGTGAAGCACCAAGAGTGCGACGAAATCGAGGTCGTCGGCGTTATGCCGGTGATTTCAGCCCGGAACGCCGGAAAAGGGAGGCTCTGCCAGCGCATTCCGCTCAAAGAACGCGCTTTGAAGTTTGTAAAGGAGGCTATAAAGAATGGAAGAAAAAAGGCTCATTGATGCGGACGACCTTTTAATTGCGTTTGGCAATGCTCTTAACAATGCAACTCTAAAGATAGGCTACGGTTTCATGGAGCAGGTCGTGAACGAGCAACCGACAGTGGACCCGGAAAGCATGCGCGGTCATGCAAGGTGGCTGAAGGACGAAAACGTGAAAATCATTGATGCGGATGCCTACGGCAACACGTTTGAATCTCCGGCGGTCTATTGCGAGAATTGCAACGCTGCACTTTCTGAGGCAGACTTCAGGGGCCGTGTCTGGAATTTCTGCCCTGTCTGCGGGTTCAAGATGAAGGATGAAACGGAGGAGCAACATGAAACCGATTAACGCAGAGGAAATCGTCCGCGTATTCAACGGATGGCTCGAGGAGGCGGACAGCCTCGCAGAGCGGGAGGCCATTGAGTGCTGCATCGACCACATTCAGGACGCCCCAGCAGTCAGCCAGCAGGAACTCCGCAGCTATATGCTGCCGTGGTTTAGCCCGTTCGCGGCCCCGTGGTGCGGGAAGATTCAGCGCGCTTTCCCGAAAGCCTACGTCACCATGAACTTCGAGCTGATTCTCGTCCCGAGGACGAACACCTACATCAACCTCAACCATTGCAGCACCCCGGACGAGTTCAAGGCTGAGGTCATCGAGGGTGTTTCACGTTTTGCGTTCAAGGGATTCACCAAGCCGCTATGCAGAGAACACCTCGACGGCATCAATAAGCTGCTCGATACCAAATTCACGCCGGAGGACATGGAGTACATCTACACCAACCTCGGCAACGGCATCAACCACGAGCTGTGCATGAAGTTTGTCAAGAGCGGGTATGACCTCAAAGTAATCGAGGAAAGCGTATGAACTGCCAATTTTGCGAAGATTACGAGTGGAGCAAGAAGCACAGGCCAAAGACCGGCAGAGAGTTATACACAAAGTATTACGTCTGCCTTTATGAGAGAACCCTCAGAAAGGGCTGCGGGCTTACCTCAACCTACACTCACAAAAGACGGCCGCTGAACTTCTGCCCGGAGTGCGGCCGCCAGTTGAAGAAAACAAAAAAGGAGGATGAAACGTGAATGGAGTCATTCGGGGCCGATGCCCGAGGTGTGGCGGGAAAATTATTTATTCGGAATTTTACCAGAACGCACGGGACTACACAATCCGAAAAGACGGAAAAGTTCCGAAACGCTATGTATCCAGAAGCGGAGAACTAAGCGAGAGCGTAGCGGCCTGTGAAAACGGTTGCGGCGCATACTGGGAAGATGAAGATTTTTCCATCGGGCAAGACGGGATGTTCTACGACAATAAATACACGGAGGATGGGCAGGCATGAAAGAAAAACAAGCAAAATCCAACCACGAAACTTGAAAACGATTTAAGCATATTTCAATCTTTGACCACCAAATTTGAAAAATGGAGGACAAAATTTATGTTTCCGCAGAGAAGAATGACGACCGACACCCCGGATGGGAATTACTCGCAGGCTCTCAACCTGTTCGTGCGCGGCGAGGACGGCTGGGTGCAGATGCCCAGCCGGAACATCAGCCTCAACGACTACATGAAGCAGCTTATCAAGGCACACAACGCAGATATTGACACCGAGGGAACGCCGGAGGTGTTCGACATGACCCTGTACGAGCACCTGTTCGACGGCCCGGAGACCATCGAGGGCCTGCTGGCGGAGCACTACACCCTCTCGTGGGCTCTCGCCTCGTTGCGCGACAAGCTCAAGCACTACGAGGACGCGCTCATCCCGGAGATTATGCCGGAGGGCTTACAGACCATCGACCGCGCCATCGGCACTTACGGCAAAGACGCCCAGCTCACCAAGGCTGTGGAGGAAATGTCGGAGCTCACCAAAGCCCTCTGCAAGCTCAAAGAGTGCAAGCGCAAGTATGATACCCCGTTTAACAGGGAGACGCAGGAAGTGTACTCGAACGTCGAGGAGGAAACTGCTGATGTTTTCATCATGCTGGTGCAGCTCTTTGCAATTTTTAACCCCCATGAGCTGGTAAACATCACGAAAATCGTATGGGATAAGCTCGACCGGCTCAAGGACAATCTGGACAAAGAAGCAGCAAAGCAGGAGGCCAGCGATGCCGGAAAAAAGTGAGTTCGACAAGGCACTCGGCGAGCTGCACGACCTGACCGAGTGGGAGGACGCGGAGGCGGCCATCCGGGAGCTCCACGCGCGGGGGCCGGAAATTGAGCGGCTCTATCTCGACAGCAAGATTCTCCCCGGAGAGCTGCGAGCCCTCGTTATGGTGAGTAACTGCCTCGAGCGTGAGTTCATCCATCGGCAGCTTGCCACCGGGCAGCCGCTTCACACGAATGTTTTATAGGAGACAGCACAATGAGCGATGATGGTATGTTTTGCCCGTACAAGAAAAGCACGAAACGGGAAGTGAGCTACTCGTGGATTAGCCGGACTGAGATTACAACGGAGCGTTTCGGCTGGTGCTCGGAAAAGAAGTGCATGGCCTATGAGAATGGCCGCTGCAAGCGGCTGGAAAGAGAGGGAACCCAGTGAAGAAAAGGAACTGCCGGATGACCGGCGAGGAGAAGAATGTACATGAGCGCGCCGTGAAGCTGCGCAAGATGACCGACGACAAGCTCGTGGAGCACATCGACCACATCCGGGAGGAGGCTTACAACACCGGCTACTCCGAAGCCGAGGCCCAGCGCGCATCGACCCCGGCTCCGGGCAAGACCCTGCCGCAGCTCCTCGAGCAGCTCGACGCCGGAGAGTGCAAGGGCATCAAGAGCGCGACCGCCTACAAAATCGCAGAGTTCGCCCGAGAGCAGGGCTACCTCGAATGAGCGGCCCGGCAAAGGACCCGCTCCGGGCCTTGCAGGGAGCACGGAGCCGCGCGCAGGGCGGGAGGCTGGAAGAACAGATAGAAGCCTCGTGCGCTCTTTTGACAGAGACGGGCCGAGCCGACATAAGCAAGACGCCGGAGCCGATGAAACCAGTGAGCCAGCCGAACAAGTCAGGGCAGTTCCGCGCGGTGTATACCAAAAAGGCGGAACCGGATTTCAAAGGCGTCATGCTCGGAGGCCGCGCGGTGATGTTCGAGGCAAAGAGCACCGGGACGGGCAGGCTAAACAAAGACCGCGTACTACCGGAGCAGGTCAAAAAGCTCGATTCTTACACAGCCCTCGGCGCGCACTGCTTCATCGTTGCCACATTCGACGGGCTGCGAGTATACAGAATCCCGTGGACGGTCTGGCGCAGCATGAAGCAGCGATACGGCAGGAACTACGTCACGGAGGCGGACATCAAGGAGTACGCCGTGCGGTTTGGCCCGGGATTTACCCCGGACCTACTGCGTGGCATCCCGACGATGTACGACATCAACCCGCTTTCCAACGTGAGCGATGTACTCACGGCGTTTTGCGGGATGCCCTACGGGACGCAGCCAGAGACGGAAGAGTGGCGCGCGGCCGTGTACAGATTTAGCCGCTTTATGAACTGGACGACGCCGGAACGCTTTATACCGGTGACCGAAATACGGAGGGAACAGCCGAACATGGAAAACCCGATATTCACATTTATGGGCGTTCCCATCACGGAGGACAGCGCAAGCAAGCTCAATGAGGCCATGAAGAAATGCGGCGTCTCCGCGCTCGAAGTGGCTGGAGTTTGCGAACGCTTTGCAAAAATCGCCCGGGCCACACTCGACGAACTGCCGGACGGAAACAAAGAGGAGGAGCACGATGACTGAGCAGGAAATTGTGATAATGGCCGCAGAGGTGGCGGCAAAGGCGGCTGTCGCTGCCGTTCGGGCCATCTTAGGGAAAGAGATACAGGAGAGCGTCGAGGCTGCTGTGACAGACGCTGCCCGCCTCGGAGCGGAGGCCAGCATCAAGGCCGTGGAGCAGGAGCGCAAGAAGTTCCGGGACGGCCGGAGCGACCGGAGATTCCGCAATACCAAGCTCCTGCTGCGGAACTATACCGTGCTCAACGCCAACTGCTCCCACGCAGTATACGACGCGGCCAGCGCGGCCACCGGAGAGGAGAGCGTCGAGGAAATCGTGGAGGCACTGGACGAGCTGCTCGAGGAGAATCTCAAGGTCGAGAGTATTATGAAGTCGGCAGCCCGGACGCAGCTTATCATGCGCCATGTGAACAGGATGCTCGGAATCTACAAGGTCGTCTGTGAAAACAGCGTAGACGAGGGCGAGCAGAGGCACTACCGCGTCATCGAAGCCCTCTATCTGAGAGACCGGCCGCTCTCACCGACGGCCGTAGCGGAGCGGGAAAAAATCGACAAGCGGACGGTCTACAAGGATGTGGACGCGGCTTGCGCCACGCTCTCCGCCCTGATTTTCGGCATTGACGGCATCAAGAAAGCCTGACTGCACGAGACGGACGACCCGTTTCGGGGCAAAAACGCGGCATTGACAAGGCACTGTACGAGTGCTAAACTACAAAATGTAGAATACCAACAGCAAAAAGAAATCCCCTAAACCCATAATTTTTTCTCCTATTTGACGGGAGCCGCCTTGCGCAGGGCGGCTCCTCTTTTTTATGCGCAGGAGCGACCCGAAACGGGTCAAGGAGGAACGGCAGATGAAAATTATCACTCTGCCGGTGAGCGACCTCCATCCGGCGGACTACAACCCGAGGAAGGACCTCGCACCGGGCGACAAGCAGTACGAAAAGCTGGCCCGGAGTATCGAGACCTTCGGCTACGTTGAGCCCATCGTATGGAACCGGACCACCGGCAACATCGTAGGCGGCCACCAGAGGCTCAAGGTGTTGGTGCAGAAAGGCTACACCGAGGTACAGGTGGTAGAGGTCGAGCTCAACGAGCAGGAGGAGCGCATCCTCAATGTTTCGCTCAACAAAATCTCCGGCCGGTGGGACAACGAGAAGCTCACCGCGATTCTGGACGAGCTGAAAGAGCAGGGCGAAATGGCCCTCACCGGCTTTGATGACTGGGAGCTCGATGCTCTCAAGGTTACATACGACCACATCGAGGACCTGCTGAACGAGGACTTCTCCGACACCGGAAAGAGCGAGCCGAACAGCTACACCATGACATTCACCCTGCCCGAGGAGGTTCACGAGGCGATGGACAAGTACATCGACGAGAACCCCGCAGGCAAGGTTGAGCTTGCGCAGCTGCTCGTGAACAAGGCAAAGGGGCTTATCTGATGGAAATTATCAAAAAGAGAATCGCGGACATGGAGCGCGCGGAGTATAACCCTCGCGTGGAGCTTATGCCCGGCGATGACGAGTATGAGAAGCTCAAGAGGAACATTGACAGGTTCGGCGTGGTAGTCCCGGTAATCTGGAACAAGCGCACGAACCGTGTCGTGTCCGGCCACCAGCGTCTCACCGTGCTTATGAACGAGGGCGTCACCGAGACGGATGTCTCTGTTGTTGACCTCGACGAGACCGCAGAGAAGCAGCTCAACATCGCCATGAACAAAGTGACGGGCGAGTGGGACGAGGTAAAGCTCAAGGAGCTGCTGGACGGCCTCGGCGACGCGGCCCCGGAGACGGGATTCGACCTGTACGAAATCGAGGCCCTCGAAAACAACGTGGACGCTCTCGTAGACGGCGACTTTCTCGACAGCGAGCTCAAGAGCATCGAGGAGACGTTCAACATCTCGCTCAAGTTCAGCGCGGAGGACCGCGACGTCCTGAAAGAGTACATAAAGGACAACGGCAAAGAGGACCTTGTTGCCGTCATCGTCCAGAAGATTAGAGGTGAGATTTAATGGGCTGCAAATGCGGGAGCCAGATTATTCTCTGTAACCTTCCTGTGCGTTTCGACACCTATCGCGGCTGCTCACACGGCTGCCGGTACTGCTTCGCACAGAAGAAGAACGACATTAGCCACATCGAGCGCGACGAAAGCGTAGACGGCCTGCGCTCCTTTATCGAGGGCAAGCGCGGCAACGAAACGGAGTGGTGCGACTGGAACATCCCTATCCACTGGGGAGGCATGAGTGACCCGTTCCAGCCGGTCGAAAAGCAGATTCGCGCCAGCTACGAATGCCTCAAGCTGCTGGCGGAGACGAAATATCCGTTTGTGGTGAGCACAAAGGGTCGCCTCATTGCGGACCCGGAGTACCTCGACCTGCTGGCACAGTGCAACTGTGTGCTGCAAATCAGCATGGTGTGAAGACGGTATCGGCCAGAGTGCAGCGCACCATCGTCCGCATCCAGCCGTATATGCCCGAGGTGTTCCATGACGTTATGAAGAACATCCCTCGCATCGCGGAGGCAGGAGCCTACGGCGTCATCGTGGAGGGCATGAAGTTCTTTAAGGCCAAACCCGGCATGACGAAAATCGGCGGTGACTTCTGCTATCCGCTGCCCCGCCTCCGGCACGATTTTGAAGCCATCAAGGCGGAGTGCCATCGGTACGGCCTGAAATTCTACAGCGGCGAGAACAGGCTCCGCGCAATGGGCGACAGCATGACTTGCTGCGGCATCGACGGCCTGCCCGGATTCCGGCCGAACGAGTATAACCTCTGTATGCTGATGAACGGCAAGAACCCGGAGCCGACGGAAAAGATGAAAGAAGTCGGGACGGGCGGACCGTTCAAGACGCTGAACCAGAGCGCGGGCAGCGGGCGCAAAATTGCAAAGCAGAGCTTTTACGGCCTGATGCAGGAGGAGCTTGCCAAAAAGACCGACTACCACAGAAAGGTGTTTGGACTGGATGAATGAGTACAGCCTGACGCCGGTTCAGGAGGTGGACGGGCTGCACATCAAGCGGGACGACCTTTATGCCCCGTTTGGCCCCGGAGAGGTGAACGGAGGAAAGCTCCGGCAATGCGTGATGCTGGTGAACAGCGTCAAGAAGGACTACAAGAGCCTGCTGACGTATTGCAGCATCCACTCCCCGCAAGCACCCATCACCGCAGCGGTTGCCCGGGCAAACGGGATGCCGTGCAGAATCGTGTACGGCGGAACCACCCGGGAAAGCGTTGCGGCTCTGCCTATGCCCCGGCTGGCGATGAAATATGGGGCGTCCATAGTGCTCGCAGCACGTTCCGGCCGCCACAGCATTTTACACGCCCGCGCAAAAGAGCTGGCGGCGCAGGAAAACAGCTTTATTGTCCAGTACGGCATCAATATCATCGGGTACGGCGACACGCTGCTAACCGCAGTTGCGGCGCAGACAGAGAACCTCCCGGACGATATAGAAAACCTCGTGATGACCTGCGGCAGCGGCATCACCGCCACCGGCGTGATGATAGGACTGCACAGGTACGGGAAACGGGTCAAGAGGATGCACCTCGTAGCCACGGCCCCGGACCGGCGCGGATTCATCCATGAGACCCTCAAAAAGTACGGCGCAGACCGAGAGTTTGAGTACCACGACCTTTTCCACAGCCCCGGATTCGTCTATGAGAAGTCCGCAGCGGCTACATGGGGGGGCATTCGCCTGCATCCTCATTACGAGGCAAAGACGATGCAGTGGTTTAGAAGCTCCGGCATCGCACCGGAAAGCACCCTATTCTGGATTACGGGCGCGGAGCCTCGCAGCCCGGGACAGAGCTGAAAGTGAGGAGAGGAGGACAATGCCGAATAGGACCAAAGACGACCTTTGGGAGCGTCAACCGGGCGAAAGCGCGCAGGCCTACGAGGCATTTGCCATCTACCGAGACATGGGCTCAAACAGGAGCCTACGGGTCGTTGCCGAACAGTTATCCAAGAGTGACACGCTTATCAAGCGTTGGAGCCGCGAGAAAAAGTGGGGAGAACGCTGCCGAGCGTATGACAACCATTTGGATGACGTAGCCCGACAAGAGGCACTCCGAAAGTACAAAAAAATGAGGACCCGCCACATCGGCATCGCCTTGCAGCTCCAAGAGAAAGCCCTCGCGGAGCTCAAGAATCTGCCGGACGGGTCGATGACGCCAAAGGACATTATCCAGTTCCTCGACAAGGCCACAGAGCTTGAGCGGGATAACCGGATGGAGGAGGCAGGCGTCACGGCCGGAGGCAAGACGGCGGAGGAGCAGGAGGAAACAACGCTCTCCCTCGCCGATGAAATCGCGGCCGCATACGAGAACCGGAAACGAGGAGAACAGACGTGATGACCCAAGAGGCTATCCTGTACTACGCAGACAACCCGGCTGATTTTGTCGAGGACCTGCTCCACGTTACGCCGGACAAGAACCAGCGCGCCATATTGGATTCTGTGGCAAAGAATCAGATGACGAGCGTCCGCAGCGGCCACGGCATCGGCAAGAGCGCGGTCGAGGCGTGGACCGTTATCTGGTTTATGTCAACCCGGCCATTTCCCAAAATCCCTTGCACGGCCCCGACGCAGCATCAGCTATTCGATATTCTGTGGGCGGAAATAAGCAAGTGGCTGCGCAACAATAAAGCCCTCGAGCGGGAGCTGATGTGGACAAAGGAAAAGGTCTACATGAAGCAGTACCCCGAGGAGTGGTTCGCTGTGGCCCGAACGGCCAGCAAGCCGGACGCCCTGCAGGGATTCCACGCTGACGACATCCTCTACATCATCGACGAGGCCAGCGGCGTGGACGACAAGGTGTTCGAGCCGGTGCTGGGCGCACTTTCGACGCCCGGAGCGCGGCTGCTCATGTGCGGAAACCCGACACAGTTGTCGGGCTTTTTTTATGACAGCCACCATAAGAACAGAGGCAGCTACACCACATTCCATGTTGATGGCCGGAACAGCAGCCGCGTCTCGGACGACTTCGTCAAAACCATCATCCAGATGTACGGCGAGGATTCGGACGTTTTCCGTGTTCGTGTCGCCGGAGAGTTCCCCCGGCAGGAGAACGATGTTTTCATCCCTCTGCCGCTCGTCGAAAAATCCCATTATGACCGAGTGGACGGAACCGACAAAGCCCGCCCGCATCGACATCGGCTGCGACGTTGCCCGCTATGGTGACGACCGCACCGTCATCGGTTACAAGGTGGACGAAAAGGCCATGTTCTACAAGCGAAAGAGTGGGCAGGACCTTATGCAGACGGCCGACGACATCATGGAGCTCGGCCTAAAGCTCATGGAAAAGTACCGGTTCGACAAGGCTATCCCCATCAAGATAGACGACAGCGGCCTCGGCGGCGGCGTCACGGACCGTCTGCGGCGCGTAAAGCGCGAGCAGCCGGAGCGGTTCTGGTGGATGGATATTATCCCCGTTTACTTCGGCCAGCGCATACACCATGACTTTTACTACGATAGCACCACCTACATGATGAGCGTCGTAAAGAACCTACTTGCACCGCAGACGCCGGAGGGCGCACAGAAGCCCGTCCAGCTCATTCTCCCGAACGATAACGACCTCGTCGGCCAGCTTTCCACACGAAAGTATTCCATGACCGACGACGCCAAAATCCGCGTGGAGAGCAAGGACGCCATGAAAAAGCGCGGGATGCACTCGCCCGACGAGGCTGACTGCATCCTCCTGCTGTGCCTGCCTGTCAAACCCAAGAGGAGAGGAGACGTTAAGAAGTGAGCGACAAGAAGCAGCCCGCCCAGCAGCGGGTAAACGTCCGCATCGTTAAAGCGGACGACCCGGAGCAGCGCGGCGGGATGAAGCCCATCGCCAAAGCAGACGGCTCCCTGCAAATCACGCCGGAGGAGGCGTACACGGCAGGCGTTTGGGCAAAGCCACCGTTTGACCTCCGAGGGCTTTCCAAGATGGTGGATGAAAGCACCATACTCCCGCAGTGCATCCGGGCCTACAAGTCAAACATCGCCGGATTCGGCATCGACATCCGGTACAAAGACGACTTTGCGGACGCGGATGAAACCCCGGAGATGAAAGCGGAGTGGGACCGGGCGACAGAGGTCGTCGAGATGCTCAACATGGAGCAGGAAAGCAATGAGCTCTTTGAGGACATCGTGGAGGCCCGGGAAACCTACGGCTGCGCCTACGCGGAGGTCATCCGGGACATGGACGGGAATGTCATTCAGCTTGAGTTCATCGAGGACACCCCCAGCGTGGAAAAGAGCCGGAGGCTGGACCCGCGCGTCGAGGCGACGTATTTCCACCGGGACCACACCGAGAACCGCATGAGGAAGTTCCGCAAGTATAAGCAGACCGTCAACGGCAAGACGGTCTACTACAAGGAGTTCGGAGACCCGCGAATCATGGACCCGACGAGCGGAGAGTACGTCACCGAGCTCGAGTTCAAGAGCCGCGCCAACGAAATAATCGAGTTCGCCATCGGGACCGCAACATACGGCAAGGTCCGGTGGGTTGGTTCCATCCTTACCGTAGATGGGGCCCGGAGAGCGGAGAGCCTCAACAATAACTATTTCCTGAACGGCCGACACACCCCGTTGCTGATTATGGTAAAGGGCGGCAGCCTGACGGACGATAGTTTCGCCAAGCTCAAGGAGTACATGAACGGCATCCGAGGCGAGGCGGGCCAGCACAGTTTTATGGTTCTGGAAACGGAGGCGGCAGACAACCGCACCGGATTCAACGCCGAGAACCGGCCGGAGGTCGAGGTCAAGGACCTTGCTGCTATCCTGCAAAAGGACGAGCTTTTCCAAGACTACCTCGAAAACAACCGGCGGAAGGTGCAGAGCGCGTTCCAGCTCCCGGACCTGTACACCGGATACACGACGGACTTCAACCGCGCCACCGCGCAGACCGCCATGGAAGTGACCGAGAAACAGGTATTCCAGCCGGAGCGGCGGCGTCTGGCGTGGGCCATCAACAACAGGCTGCTCAACTGCTATCAGTTCAAGTACGTCGAGGTGTTCTTCCGCGCGCCGGACGTTTCCAACCCGGACGACCTGTACAAGCTGCTGACCGTCTGCAACAACGCTGGCGGCCTCACCCCGAACAAGGCAAAGAGCGTCCTGTACAAGGCCCTCGGCGAGACCTCGGAGGACTTCCCCGAGGAGTGGGGCGACATTCCGCTGGCGTTTACCAACGCACAGCAGCGGGCCGCAGCCATCACCGTGGCTGGAAACGGCCCCAGCGTGTCGCAGAATGGCGGTTCTGACGCTGGCAAGAAAAACACACAACCGGAGACAAAGCCCGCACAGAACGCCCAGCAGGGCGGGCCTAGCGTAGAAGAACAGCTCGACGGCCAGATTCAGAAAGCGGCAGCCGCTAATGAGACGGAGCTCGTCGCCGTGATGAAAGAGGTCCGCCGCCTGCTGGCTGACATGAAACAGGAGGAGGGCGACGCGGAGTGAAGTGCTTACGCTGCGGACCCCTAATCAAGGCCATCGACGCATACCTCGCCAAAGCAGAAAACGACCTGTACGAGCAGCTCACGATGGAGGGATACCTCAAGGCAAAAGAGAGCCTGAACACCGTGGACGAAATCGAGGAGGTCGTGACGAAGCTCCTCGAGGACAACGCCGACGACCTGCTCAAGGAGCTGGCGGACGCCATCGACCTTGAAACTTTCTTCAAGGACAACTGGCCGAAGTTCAAGAACAAGAGCAAGCTGTCGCAGGACCTTTTCGATGTTTTCCATACTCAGTTTTCCACCATCATGCCGACGTATGTTGAGGCTTACGTCCAGAAAACGGATGCAGAGCTCACCGTTACGAAGCTCACCAAGCGGACAACCGATTGGATAAGCTCGTGGAGCAGCGACCTCGCCGACATTATGAAGCTGGACACCGAGACCGAAATCGAGGCAGTCCTGAAAAAGGGCCTGAACGACGGCAAGGGCATCAACGACGTCGCAAACATCATTGCAGACAGCGGCATCCGCTCCCCGGGCTACCGCGCGCGGCGCGTGGCCCTGACGGAGGTGCTCCGGGCGCACGGCTATGCGCAGCTCGAAAGCTACATCCAGAGCCCGGCCGTCGAGGAGAAGATGTGGAAACACACCGGAGCATACCGGAACGACCCGAGACAGAACCATGTGGATATGGACGGCGTTCGCGTCCCGAAAGGGCAGCCGTTCACCCTGATTGGAGCTGACGGAAATACCTACTACCCCATGACCCCGCGAGACGTCTGTTTGCCGCCGAGAGAGAGCGTCAATTGCCATTGCCTTTTGCAGCCGGTAGTTAGTGAGGAGGTGCTCGGTCTCTCCCTTGAGGAGCGGCAGGTCCTCCAAGCGCAGGCCATCGCGGAGGACGACGGCGAGTGGGAGAAAGAACTCGACGCGCAGAACAAGGCGCGCGCAGGCATCAACGAGGAGGACTACACATGAAAGTTACCATCGACGAAGCCCGAGTTGGAAAGTGGCCTAGTCTCAAAATCGACGGCATCGAGCTGGCGAGCATCGTAAACGGGTACACCCTGCACCATGACGCAGGACAGCCCGCAACGCTTGAATTACGGATTGCATTCGGAGCCGATTTATCAGAGATTGAGGCTCTGCTTGAGAACCCCAACGTCAAAATCATTATGCCGGAGGAGGAGCCCCATGTGGAAAGCACTTGACCGCATCGTTTCGGCGATTATTCGCCGCCTTTTCAAGCCTAAGTACCATGTGGAGCGGGTCGAGAGATACCAGCTCCCCGGGAGGCTGCGCATCGTCAAGTGGTGCGCAGCACCGGCAGACGCGCCGGAGGACGAGCTCCGGCGCATCTTCTCCATCGTAGACGAGCCCCAGTGCGATGATATGGTCGTTTGGTTCTATTCATCGCTTGAGGATATAGGCCGCAAGCCCTTTGACGTTGCACTCCTTGAGCGCAGCGGCAAGGACACATGGCCGACCATTAGACGCCCTACCTAGTGGCGTAGAGAGGAGGTGAGAAAACCATGAGCAAAATCGAGAAAGCATACGCCATCACAGATGCAAAGATTTCTTTTGTCAGCCTCGTAGACAAGGCAGCCAACAAGAAACAGTTTCTTATCACCAAGGCGGAGCACGGCTCCGCCTCTTTTGCTTCTTACGGCCGAATCGTCAACGCGGATGCTGATAGCCACTACATCACCGGCATTGTCTATGAGCCCCTCACAGAGGACGCCCACGGCAATTACATGACGGAGCAGGAAATCACCAAGGCCGCGTACTGGTTCGCCAAGAACGGCAATCAGGTGGATGTGCAGCACTCGTTCGAGCCGCTCGAAAAGGCAGCCGTCGTCGAGAGCTATGTTGCGCCTTGCGATATGAGCGTCGGAGAGCAGGCCATCAAGAAAGGCACATGGATGATGACCGTCGAGGTGGACGACCCGGATATTTTCGAGAAAGTCCAGAAAGGCGAAATCACCGGCTTTTCCATGGGCGGCGTCGGCAAGTACAGCGACGAGGACGACCCGCTGCCCGATGACGGAGTGGCAAAGGCGGAGGAGCAGCCCGAAAAGGGTATGCGCGGCATCTTCAAGAAGATGGCCGCTGCCCTCGGCTTTGATGTTGTCGAGAAAGGCGAAGTTGCCGACAACTACACCAAGCGCATCCAGAGCGACAACTTCTGGACCGCGTTCTACGCACTCAACGACGTTCTGTACCGGTACAACTGGGAGAATGACCATTGGGAGTTTGCGTCGGACGAGGAGACCATCCGAAACGCCCTGAACGACTTCAACAACATCGTCACCGAGCTGCTCACCAAAGGGCAACCCGTTACGAAATCGCTCGAAAGCTGCGCCGTCATCAAGGCTGGCAAGGCCATGAGCAAAGCCAACCGCAGCACGTTGCAGTCCATCTACACAAACCTCGGGGAGTTCCTCGATAAATTCCCCGAAGAAGAACAGGAGGAAACCGAAGTGACCAAGAAAGAAATCGAAGATACCGTGGCGGCAGCCGTCGCCAAGGCACTGGAAATCCAGCAGAAGTCCGCGACTGACCCCGTCCAGAAAGCCGCAGAACCGGCAGCAGAGCCCGCAGGCCTGACCGTCGAGGCCGTCGGCAAGATGGTCGAGGAAGCCGTCGCAAAGGCTCTCGGCCAGCAGGAGGAGCCCGAAAAGACCCCGGAGCTGCTGACCGCCGAGAATGTTGCGGACGTCGTCGCAAAGGCCGTCGCAAAGGCTGTCGCACCCGTCCGCAAGGCCGCAGGCCTGCCGACCAACCTGAACGACGATGGCGACCCGGAGGACCCTGTCGAGAAGTCCGAGCCGCACTATCTCGCCGGTATCCTGTAAGGAGGAACAAGCACTATGACCATGAGAAGCAATAAGGCAATCGTGAACGCAGCAGGCCAGACCATCACCACCGCCGGTCTGGCCGCTGGCGGCGCACTGAACCCGGAGCAGGCGAAGAAGTTCATTCAGCAGACCTTTGAGGCCACTCCGCTGAGCGGCCTCGTCCGCCACGAGCTGCGCTCCGCAAAGACCGGCGAAATCGACAAGATTGGCGTTGGCCGCCGTCTGCTGCGCAAAAAGACCGAGAACACCGACGACGGCTACCGCTCCGGCGTGAAGCATGGCAAGCTGGAATACGCTTGCACCCCTGTCCGTCTGCCGTGGGAAATCACTGAGGAGACCCTGCGCGAAAACATCGAGGGCTCCAACTACGAGACCATCGTCACCAACCTGATGACCCGTCAGATTGGCTGCGACCGCGAGGACCTGTGCCTGAACGGCGACGAACGGTATGCCAAGGTCAAGGAGTTCAGCTCCTCTGAGACCTACGCTATTGGCGACCTCGTCGCATACAACAAGAAGGTCTACCAGTACACCGCAGCCCACACCGCAGGCGCATTCGACGCAGGCGAGGCCACCGAGCTGGGTACTGTCGATGACGCCGACTTCCTCAAGGTGAACGACGGCTGGGTCAAGCAGTTCAAGGAGGGCGGCCACGTTGTCGATGTGTCCGGCATCAACTCCGGTGCAATGGTTCTGGATGTGTTCTACAAGGGCCTGCGCGCAGTTCCCGACAAGTTCAACAACGGTTCTCTCCGCTGGCTGATGTCCCCCCACCGCCGTCAGGAGTGGGAGCGTTACATCCTGAATCAGGCAGTCACCGCAGGCGGCATCATTACCGACAAGCGCGTCGAGAATCCCGCCAGCGTTCCCGTCATCGAGGTCCCGGCCCTGCCCGACGACGTTATTATGCTGACCGACCCGAAGAATCTGGTCGTCGTCAACTCCTACGGCGTTGTCATCCGCAAGACCACCGAGGGCCCGGAGGCCATCTATCAGGACAAGCGTTTCTATGTCGTGCATTTCGACTTCGATACGCTGGTTGAGGAGCTGGACGCAACGGCCATTGTGACCGGTCTGGCATCTATCTAACAGGAGGCAGGACGCTATGCACCTCAGACTGATTAAAGGTCTGTCCTATGATGGCGTTGTGCGCGCCTCTGCGGCGCATCCTGACGTCTTTGTGGACGACCCCGAGAAATATACCGCGCTGCTGGAAAGCGGCTATTTCGAGGCTCTCCCTGACGCTTACACCGTCACCGGCCATCTGGACACCGGCTTTCTCGGCGAGATGGACGAGGAGCAGCTCGACAAGCTGGCTGACGATATGGGCGTCGATACCACCGGCAAGGACAAGGCGGAGGTCGTCGCGGCCGTCGCCGAGGAGCCCGTGGAAGTCCCTGACATTTCCAAGATGAAGCTCGACGAGCTCAAGGAATTTGCCGAGGACAACGGCATCGACCTGACCGGCTGCACCACTAAGGCCAGCATTTTGCAGAAGATTCGTGAGTATGAGGCGGATGCAGCCGCAGCGGCCGCCATCATCGCCCCGGAGGGCTGATGGCCGAACGGCCGTGGGTCACGCCGGAGGAACTCAAAGAGTACACAGAATTTGAGGAAGTAAAGAACCGCGCCGACAGCAAGCTCAAAATTGACATCTCCCGGGCGGAGAGCTGGGTCATCGACTACTGCAACAACAGATTCGACGACCCGGAGAAATACCCCGATATCCCGGAGAACGTCAAGACGGCGGTCCTCCTTATCGCGGAGGCATACGCCCACAATGCCGTTGAGCAGACCAAAGTCCGCCTCAAAAGCGAGACCTTTGACGACTACTCCTACACGGCAGAGAGCAGCATCATAGACGTCGGAAAACTGGGCGTGGAGAGCCTGCTGGACGATTACATCGTCGTGCAGCCGCTCAACGGCGTCACGATGCGGTTAAGGAGCCTCTGAGCCAATGGCTATTGAGGACTTCTTTGACCATCGTTGCAGTATCTACCACACCCAGCAGGAGAGCACGAGCCCCGGCTACGGGCTCCCCGGCTCCCCCAAGTTCAAGTACCCCAAACAGCCGGACCTCGAGGAAGTCCCGTGCCATTTCGGAGTGCGTAGCGCGTCCATCCAAATCGCTCAGCAGCAACCGCAGAACGATATGGACAGCGACATAAAGCTCACGCTCCCGGCAGGAACGGACATCAGGCTCAACGACAAAATCGTCAGCAGCGAAACAGGGCTCGAATACACCGCAGGTCAACCGCGAAACATCCGAGGGCATCACATGACGGTAAAGATATACCGCACAGCCCAACAGAGGCCATTGTAATGGCGCAGGTGACATTCGACACAGTAGAGCTCGAAAACTTCGTGAAGCGGCTCGGAACGGCCGCGCAGGGCGATTTTAAGCGGGCACTGAACAAGTTTCTTGAAGGGCTCGGCATTGAGTTCCTACGCATTCTGCAAGATGAAATCGTTCGCCGGAACGTGCTGGACTATCGGCTGCTGCTCCACAGTTTCCAAAAAGGCGACGGGGAGAACGTCTGGACACTCGACGAGAACGGCCTGACCCTTGAGGTCGGCACGAACGTCGAGTACGCCAAGTTCGTAAATGACGGCCACTGGACCAACCCGAAAGGGATAGAGAGGCGATTCGTTCCCGGACACTGGGAAAAGGCGAACGGAAAGGACCACTTCATCTACACCCCGGGAGAAAAGACCGGGATGGTCCTAAAAATGAAATGGGTGGAGGGCTCCCACTACTGGGAAAGCTCCATCAGAATCCTAGAAAAGCTCTACCCGGAGCTGCTCGAAAAGAAGCTGCAGAGCTGGCTGGACGAGTATTTCAAGGATTTTTTGTGAGGTGAAACCTATGGCTGCCCTAGAGCAGGAAATCGCAAGCGTTATCCGCTTTATCCTCGATTCCGTACCCGGGATTACGCCCTATTACTGGGACATCCCGGAGGGATTCGTCGTACCCTCTGTTTTCTTTCCGCAGCCGGAGCTCACACCTCTCGGCGACACGTTCGCGTCCTATGCGGTGGAATATGACTGGTACATCAAGTTTTTCGCCAGCACGGACGAGGACGCCTACGCAAGCGCGGCAGCGGCCTTGAACGCCATTTGCGCAGCCCGCCTGCTTGTCCCGCTCATTGACGAGGCGGGAGCAGCGGTAGGAGGCGGAGTACGGCTCAAAGACCCCGGAGGCGTGAAACGGCTGGACACAGGCACAGCCCAGCTCACACTCCACTGGGACAGCCGCCGTCCGTACAACAGGGTGGATTGCCAGAAGGTGATGCACTACAACCTCGACCTCAAAGCGGCCGAGGAAAAAACTGAATAGGAGGTATCTGCATGGCAGAGAAGAACGCGAGCGCGGCACAGACCGCGCAGAAGTTCCCTATTGAGCGTCTGGCAAAGGCTTGCCGGACGCTTTTTCATGTTTCGGCCAGCACGTTCGCCGGTGCCACGGCGGGCATGACTGGTGAATACACCGTCGAGGAGATGCGGAAGCACATCGACGAGTGGCTCGGAAAGGAGGCCGTTGTTTAATGGCAGGCGGTAAATACGATAAGCTGGCGGGAAAGACCCGCCCGGGCACTTACATCAACTTCGAGAGCGACCGCAACGACACCGTCGGCAACTCTGAGCGCGGCATCGTGCTGCTGCCCCTGATTGGCTACGACTTTGGCCCCGCCAAGACGCCCATCACCCTGACGGCAGCGGCCCCGGATGCTTACAGTGTGGAGCTCGGCCGCAGCGTCTACGACGCGACCAACGATAAGATGCGCCTGATTCGTGAGGCATTCAAAAAGGCTTCCAAGGTCATCGTCTACATCACGGAGAGCGGCACAGCTGCAACCGGAACCGCTGCTCCGCTGACCGTAACGGCCAAGTACGGCGGCACTCGCGGCAACGATATTCACGTCTCTGTCGTCACAAACCCCGTCGGCGGCTTTGACGTCACCGTGTATTTGGATGCTGACGCCACCGCTGTGTACGAGGGCGTCAAGACCGTCGAGGAGCTTATTGCAGCCGCAGCAGACGACAAGCTGGTGAAGTTCACCGGTACGGGCGACCTGAAAGCGGCATCCGGCGTGAAGCTGGCAGGCGGCACGAACGTCACCAGCGCAAACGGTGACGTCACCGCGTTTGTGGACAAGATGGAGGGCATCAAGTTCAATACTCTGTGCTTCCCCGTTACCGATGCTACGTTGCAGACCGCAGCCATCACCAAAATCAAGTATATGCGCGAGAGCATGGGCAAGGGCGTGAATGTGGTTCTGCCGGACGCAAAGAGCCCCGACCACGAGGGCGTCATCAATGTCACAAACTCTGTTGTTGTTGACGGCGTTGAGCTGACCCACGCGGAGGCCTGCGCATTCGTTGCGGGCATCACCGCATCCGCAAGCTGCATCAAGTCTAACACCTACGAGGTCTACAACGGCGCGACCGGCATCGTGGACCCCAAGGACAACGAAGCAGCCATTGCGGCCATCAAGAACGGCGAGATGTTCTTCTCCTACTCCGAGGCGGGCAACGTCATCATCGAGTACGACATCAATTCTCTGGTCTCTTTCAAGAAGCCCAAGGACAAGACGTACAGCAAGAACCGCGTTATCCGCACTCTGGACGCTATTCAGGAGGCCATCCAGAATAACTTCCCGCCCAACAAGTACGACAACAGCCCGACCGGCTACGCCGCTATGAAGGGCATCGGCCAGTCCATCCTCAAGCAGTACGAGGATATGGGGGCCATCAAGAACGTGGACTATGACGCGGACTTCAAAATCGACGAATCTTTGAGCAGCGGCGACGAGGTTTATTTCATCGTCGCAATCCAGCCTGTGGATTCTGCCGAGAAGCTGTTCTTCACCGTCAAGACCCGCTAAAGCAGCAGGAGGTAAGTTATGCAGTACAACAAAAACCCTATTAGCCTCCGCGAGGGCCATGCGCTTATCGACGGCGTCGAGGTCATGGACGGCGTGAAGATGACTATCAACTTCACCCCGGAGACGTGGACCGGCCGCCAGTTGAACGAAACCACTCCGTCTACCCGCTGGGTTGGCGCGACCATCACCGGCAGCATGACCCGTCGCCGGACCAACAACTGGCTCAAGACCAAAATCAAGGAGTATCAGGCAACCAAGGCGACGCCCGAGTTCGTGATTCAGGGCATCATGGACGACGCTAATTCTGACTACTATGCAGCCCACGGCTCCGATGTCGTGACCTGCGTCGGTTGCGTCCTGACTGGTGACCTGCCCCTGACCGCACTGGATGCAGAGAGCGGCAGCGTGGTCGATGACGTCATCAACTTCAACATCAAGAACATCATCTAACCTCCCGACATTTTGGTCGGGAGCATACAGGCGAAGCCTCTCCTAGGTGGAGGGGCTCCGATTTTTATTTTGGAGGAGACAGCTATGAGCAAGAACCTGAAATATTTTATGCGCGAGGCAGCAGAGGTGGAGAAGGTCGTCACCGTACCGGCCCCGGAGAGCTTTAAGGACGAGAACGGCAAGGTCATCCAGCTCGAGGTCAAGGTGCTTTCCTCTGAGCGTATCCGCGCCATCAATGAGGGGTACCACACCCACACTGTCGCGCTGGACAAGAAGGGCAATCCCTACATCAACGGCGGCAACGTGGTTTTCCGCGACGAGCGCGACAATGCAAAGGCCACCCGTCACATCCTCGTTGAGGCCCTGCAGTACCCCAAGCTGGACGACCCGGAGCTGATGAAGTACTACAACTGCGTGGACATCACCCAGATGCCGGAAAAGGTTTTCTCCCGCGCCGACGAGTTTGCTCATGTCACCCGCGTCGTCATGGCTCTGCTTGGCATCGGCGGTCAGCTCTCCGAGGAGGAGCAGAAGCAGGCCGATGAAAAGGAAATCGACGACGCAAAAAACTGATTCGCAGCGCGGGCAGCGAGACGTACTGGGCCCATGTTCTTTGGCAGCGGCACGGTCTCCGACCGGAGGAGTTCGACCGAATGAGCCGGAGACAGAAGCTCTTTTACATCGCCTCCGAGGAGGAGGAAAGCGCGCGCCCGTGCAGAAGGGATACCATGAAGCTCGTCCCTATAAGGCGATAGGAGGACCGACATGGCAACACTGAAAGTTGTATTCAAGGCCATCGACGAAATCTCCTCCAAGTTCAACGAGATGACGCAGAGCGGCGAACGGGCTCTGGAAGCGTTTGAGAACACCGGCACGGCGGCAGACGGAGCGTTGAGCAAAGTCTCCCGCACGGCTGCACAGACCGCCAAGAGCACCGACGCTGCTGCTGATTCCGTCGATGACCTGTCCTCGGCCATCGGGGACTACGAAAAAGCCACCGGGCAGGCGGCAAATTCCACCGGTATCCTGTCCGAGAAAACGACCGAGACCGAGAAGAACCTCGATGAGGCAGCGGAGGCAGCCCGTAAAGCCTCGGAGGAGGTCGAGAAGTTCGGTGATAAGTCCGAGGAAACTGGCAAGCAGAGCGAGGAATCGAGCAAAAAGGGCCGCGACGGCATCAAGGAGCTGCAAGGCGTCCTTGCGTCGGCCGGAATAGCCGCCACTCTGAACGAGATTAAGAACGGCTTTTTTGACTGCTCCGAAGCGGCCGCACAGTTCGAGACCTCCACCGCAATGGTTGCTACCATCGCTGATACAAGCCAGAAATCCTTGAGCAGCATCTCGAAAGAGGTGCGCAGCTACTCCAACGATACCGGCGAGGCGGCCAGCGACATGGCGGAGGCGACCTATCAGGCCATTTCAGCCAGCATCAACACGGCGGACGCTGCGGCCTTTGCGGGAACCGCGACCAAGCTGGCCGTCGGCGGCTTTACGTCGGCGACCACGGCTGTTGACGTTCTGACAACGGCCATCAATGCCTACGGCCTCGCGGCGTCGGATGCAACGCAGCTTTCCGACTACCTTATCACCACCCAGAACCTCGGCAAAACGAGCGTAGACCAACTGGCGCAGAGCGTCGGCAAGGTCATTCCTCTGGCGTCTGCGTACAACGTCCAGATGGACAATCTTAGCTCGGCTTACGCTGTCCTAACCGCCAACGGTATCGCTACCGCAGAATCCGGCACCTACCTCAAGTCGATGCTGAATGAGCTCGGCGACACCGGCAGCGGCGTTTCTGAGGTCTTGCTGAACTCCACCGGCAAGACCTTTGCGCAGCTCATGGAGCAGGGCTACTCGCTCGGCGATGTGATGGCTATGCTGGGTGACGCGGTAGATGGAGACAGCACAGCGTTTAACGCCTTGTGGAACTCCACGGAGGCCGGTATCGGCGCACTGTCCCTGTTCAACGCAGGAGCAGACAAGTACAACAGTGTGCTCGAATCCATGCGTACCAGCGCAGGAGCAACCGAAAAGGCATACTCCACGATGGCGGACACGACCGACAAGAGCAAGCAGCGGATGGAGAATGCGTTCAACAACCTAAAAATCTCTGTCGGCGATGTGCTCAACCCCGCGCTCACGCAGGTATACGAAGGATTCACCAACGTATTTGCAGGCATGAGTGATTTTGTGGACGAGCACCCGGCCGTCGTGGCGGCCATTTCGGCCATTGCGGTCGGTGTGGGCGGATTCACGGGCGCGCTGGCAGCCTACAACCTCGCAACCACGGCTGCGAAGTTCGTGACGGAGGCATTCACCGCGACGCTGGCGGCTAACCCTTACGTCCTCGCGGCAGCAGGCATAGTTGCTGTTACAGCAGCGGCCGTTACCCTGACCGGAGTGCTGATTACGCAGAGCGACGAGTACGAGGACATGACGGCCACCTGCCGTGACCAGTACGACGAGCTGCAGAGGCTGAACGACCAGTACAATGCAGCCTGTGAGCAGTACGGCGAGAACTCCGACGCGGCCAACGGCCTGCGTTACCAGCTCGACCAGCTCAACGACGAGTTTGAAGCCAACCGGCAGACCGTCAAGGAGTTTGTGGCGGAGTGCGACGGCCTCGTCGAGAGCCACAACAAGGTCATGGACGCCTACAACAGCTCCACCTCGAGCATCAAGGACCAAGAGCTCGGCACACTGGCTCTGACCCAGCGGCTCGGGGAGCTGGCCTCGCAGAACACGCAGACCACCGCGAGCTACACGGAGATGAAAGCCATCATCGACCAGCTCAACGCCGACGTCCCGGGTCTCGGCTTGACCTACGACGGCGTGACCGAGAGCGTAGACGCGACCGTCGAGGCCATCAAGAAAGCCGCAAAGGCGCAGGCTGATTCGGAGTACAAGGCCGAACAGCAGCAGACCTATGTTGACCTGCTGAAAGAGCAGAGCAGCCTCGAGCAGCAAATCGCGGAGGCGGAGGCCAACCTCGACGCGGAGCGTCAGCGGCGCGGCATGAGGCAGGACGACGTCACCGGCGACTGGGTCAGCGGCAGCGGCTTTTGGATGGAGGACAGCCCGTGGGTGGCGTGGACTTCCGACATCGACGATTACAAGAAATCCCTCGAGGAGCTGCAAGCTGCCTACGACGAGAACCAGCAGACCCTCTCCGACATCGAGGGCGAGTGGCGCGGCGTCGCGCAGGCAGTCGAGGACGCGCAGAACCAGACCGTCACCTATGACGAAGCCGTCAGCATGGCTACGAGCTCCGCGCAGTCTGCTCTCGACGAGCTGACCGCAGCCTACGACAAGGCATACGAATCGGCCCGGACGAGCATCGAGGGACAAATCGGTCTGTTCGACACGATGAAAACCTCGTCGGAACTTTCCATCAGCGATATGGAAAAGGCCATGCAGAGCCAGACGGACTACCTCAACCTCTACTCTGAAAACCTCAAAAAGGCCGCAGAATACGGCCTCGATGACGGCCTGATTAAGTCGTTGAGTGATGGCAGCGAGGAAAGCGCGGGCTACATCAACGCCATCATCCAGAACATCGAGAAGCTGGGCGGTAGCACCGAGGGTATGCCCGCAGCAGCCTCCAAATTCGTGGACGAGTTTAACTCCAAGTTCGAGGAGACCGAAAAGGCAAAAGACGCCTTTGCGGACAACATCGCCAAGATGGAGACCGACTTCGATAAGACGATGTCGGACATCGAGCAGACGATGACCGGAACCGTCGAAAAAATGGAGATGGCCGACGAGGCCAAAGAAGCAGCACAGGCGACCATCAAGGCCTACTGCGATGCCATCCGTTCCATGACCGGCGAGGCCGGGAGCGCAGCGGAGGCCGTTGCGAACGCAGCCGCCTCCCACCTGAAAACCACGCCGACAACGACGCCCACCGCAACGACAGTTACCGGTCACGCGAACGGCACTCTGTCCGCACAGGAGGACGTCTACATCGCCGGTGAGGAGGGCCCCGAGCTTATCATCGGCGCGCGTGGGTCCGAGGTGTTCCCCACGCAGGAGACCGAAAGAATCCTCGCAGCCGTGAACAGCGCGGAAAACGCCACGGGCTGCTGCACTCCCGGAGCCCACGGCAAGTCCGCTCCCGGAGAACGACCTGCCGGAGGGCATGGAGGCCGTCAAGGAGTATTCCTATCTCACGGCTGACGGGCAGGGCTCTGATGCGCAGCCCACCGGCATTGAGTACGTCGAACCGGAGGTGCAGGCGCAGACTACGGAGGAGGCCCCGGTCAACACGACTGCCCCGGCCGCCAGCGACGCGCGGCAGGAGGCCCCGGCCTCCTCCTCGGACGCGCCCAGCATTGGCGAGACCGTCAAACGCATTATCCTCGAAATCAACGGCAGCGGCTCCATCGACGTCGGCGCCATGAATGAGGAATCCGTCCTCGACATTCTGACGCGCCATGCAAAGCCAGTCCTTATGAGCATCATCAAGGGTGAAATCTTCGAGGAAGGAGACCTTGCCTATGATTTTTGAGAGCAGTATGCAGCTCTGGATTACGCACAACGGAGAGCGCGAGAAACTGCGCTTTCCTGTTCTGCCGACGAAGTTCGACGTCACTCACGGGACGAAGAACACGAGCGTCACCATCAGTGGCCTCGGCGAAATCCTCGTTTTGCAGGACCGGGCGGCCGTGGAGGTATCGTGGGACAGCTTTTTTCCAGCCGCGTATTTTCCGGGCATCCAGACGCCATTTATGCTGTCGTCACCGGATGCGATGATGCAGCGGCTTTTCGAGTGGAAAATCAGCGCGAAGCCGGTGCACCTCATCCTGACCGGAACGCGCGTAAACTTCTACGCGGCTATCCAGAGCTTGCAGCCTTACAGAAAAGGCGGCGACCCCGGGAGCATCTACTACAAAATCAAGCTCAAGGAGTACAGAGAGGTCAGAATCCGGCAGGTCAAAGTCAGCTCGACCGGAACTGCGACCGTCTCCGGCGGCTCCACCCGGACAGACAACCGAGTGCAGGCGAAAACCTACACGGTCAAGCCCGGAGACTGCCTCTACAACATCTCGAAATCGACCCTCGGCGACGGAGGCCGGTACAAAGAAATCTATTCCCTGAACAAGGATAAGCTCAAAAACCCGAATTTGATTTATCCCGGACAGGTGTTGCAGCTCCCGTGAGGTGAGGCAATGAGCAAGATTACATTCCTCGTCACAAAAGGCGAGACCACCTACGACATGAGCGAGCTGGTGGAGAGCGCGACATGGAGCGGCCGAAAGGGCTCCCCGGCGCGCACTCTTTCCGTATCGCTTATCGACGATGACGGCTGGAAACACGCCCGTTCCGGCATTGATGTCACCAAGGGAAACCACTGTGTTTTTTATTGGGAGGGCGCAGAGCTGTTTCGCGGCATCATCATGCAGCAGAGGCAGAGCACGAAAAAGACCATGACCATCAAGGCCTACGACGTGGGTATCTACCTGTCGAACAACAAAGACAGCTTTTGCTACAAGCGGAAAAAGGCGTCCGAAATCTTCAAGGACTGCTGCGACCGATTCCAGATTCCGTACAAGGACGTGGCCGACACTGGCTACGTCATCTCGGAGCTACCAAAGGCCAAAACGACAGCCTGCGATGTTATTCTGGACGCCTTGAGCCTCACGTTTAAGGCCACCGGCATCAGGCATTATGTGACGTCAGCCGACGGGAAACTGAGCTTGATAAAGCGGAAAGACAGCATCCTGCAATGGGTGGTGGAAACCGGCCGGAACCTTATAAGCTACGACTACACTTGCAGCATCGAGAAGGTGAAAACCCGCATAAAGCTGCTGTCTAAGGAGGACAAAGTGCTCGCCGAAAAGGCGGACACGGAGCTCGAAAAGACCATCGGTATCATGCAGGACATTTCCACGCCCGACAGCAACACCGAGGAGGCGAACCTCACGGACATGGCTGAATCCATGCTCGCAGAGCAGAAGCTCCCCAGCAAAACGCTGACAATCGAGGGCCTCGGGCAGGCAAACGTCATTTCTGGCGTCGGCCTGTGCATCATCATCAGGCCGCTCGGCATCTCGAACAGCTACTATGTAGACGAGGATACCCACACATTCAAGGGCAACTACCATTCGATGCGACTTACCTTGAACATGGCAACAGACACCGAGCGGAGCGCAAAGGCGAGCGATGAAAAGAGCTCGACCTCGCACTCCGTCGGCGATAAGGTCCAATTTTCGGGCGGTCCCCAGTACGTTGCGTCCACCGCGACGTCTCCGACCAACAGCCCGAAAGCGGGACCGGCGAAAATCACCGCCATCGCCAAGAGCAAGAACGCAAAACACCCGTACCACATCATCCACACGGACAAGCAGAGCACCGTCTATGGATGGGTGGACGCCAGTCAAATCGGATAGGAGGAGCTGCACATGAACCCGGATGAAGCGACGAGCCTAAAGCAACTCTTTCTCTCCATTCTGCCGAAAGACGGCGGCATCGTTGTCGGCACGGTCACGAAAGAGAGCCCGCTCACCATCCAGATAGAGAACGACGAAAAGCTCGAAATCTCTGGCAGCGCGCTCCTCGTCCCCCGAAACCTGACCGACTATCAAGTGAAAGTAGACATCGCCCTCGCGGACGGCAAAATCGACAGCAACACCCATGTGGGAGGCGCGCACGGCCACAAGTTCCAGTTGTTCGATTCCAGAGGCGGAGGAGTGACCGGCCTCGTCGGCTGCCCGTTTGAGGGCGATAAGGACAAGCCCGTGGGAGACTATCACATGGTCGAGAGCAGCAAGGAGAGCGCGCACATCCACTCGCTGAAAACCTTTTCCATTGAGAGCGGTCTGCTGACCGTTTACAATGCGCTCAAGACGGGCGAATCCGTCTACCTTCTCCGCTTCAACGACGGTAAGAGCTACTATGCTCTTGAGAGGGCTATCGTATGAGCAGAGTATTTGTTCCTATTCCCATTTCCGGCATCGAGGAGGAGAAAGAGCAGCCGTCGCTCACCTACAAGCTCGACCTCGATACAGGGCGCATCGTCGGAAAGGTTGACGGCCTCGAAGCCGTCAACCAGTTTATTTTGAAAGCACTCCTCACTCCGCGTTTCCACTGCCTCGTCTACGACAACCAGTACGGCAGCGAAATCAAGGACACTGTCACGGACGAGAACGCGACAGAGGAGCTTATCAGGGCGGAAATCCCGAGACTTGTTGAGGATGCACTCCTCTGCGACGGCCGGATTCTTAAAGTCTATGACTTTGAGTTTGAGTTCAACGAGGATTCCTGCAACGTCCACTTCACGGCGGACACTATTTACGGGACCACAGAGGTCGAGGAGGTGATATAGAGTGTTTGAAGCCCAGACCTACGACAAGGTTTTGGAGGAGATTTTGAGCCGCGCGCCGGACGGAATCGACCTCCGGCAGGGCAGCATCTTCTACGATGCTGTCGCAGGCATCGCTTTCAAAATCGCCAAATACTATGCAGACCTCGAACAGGTGTTCGAGATGGTGTTTCTGGTGACGGCGACCGGCGATTACCTGACGCTCAAGGCGGAGGAATACGCCGTTTACCGGCAGGCAGCCGCGACGGCAAAGTACCGCATCAAGTACGACGGGGAACTCCCGGAGCTCGGGACGCGCTTCTTCTGCAGCGGCCAGTATTTTGTGCTGGCGCAGGATGACGCCCTCGGCATCTACATCGAGGCGGAGAAAGCCGGAACGGAGGCGAACGACATTCCGGCCGGAACCTCTGTTGTGCCGACCGACACGCAGCGGAGCCTCACGGCCTGCTCCATCGTCGAGGAGCTCGAACCGGGCGCAGACGACGAGGACGACGAGAGCCTCCGAAAGCGTGTACAGGAGAAAATCGCTGGACCGGCAGAAAATGGAAACCAGCAGCATTACAAAACGTGGTGCGAGAGCATCTCCGGCGTCGGCCGTGCGCGCATTGTTCCCCTTTGGGCGGGAGAGAACACGGTCAAAGGCATTCTCATTGACACGGAGGGCGGCCCGGCGTCTGAGGCTGTTGTGCAGCGCGTACAGGAGTACATCGACCCGGGCGGGACCGGCCTTGGTGAGGGACAGGCCAACATCGGCGCGCACTTCACCGCGACATCCGCCACGGCGAAAAGGGTCAACATCTCTTTCTCCGTGACACTTGCAAAGGGAGGAGACCTCGCCAGCGTCAGGAGCGCAGCGCAGACGGCCCTCAAAGCTCAAATCAAGAGCATCAACCTCACCACGGACGACAGCGAAACACCCACCCTGCGCATCAGCACGGTCGGCAACACGATTTACAGCCTCTTGGGAGTGCTGGACTACGCAAACCTCCGCTTCAACGGCCAGACGGCAAACGTCGAGGCCGGAAAAGAGGAGGTATTTGTTTTGGGGGAGGTGACAGTAAGTGAAACCAACCCTGTATCCTAACGGATTCCCCAGCGCATACGAGGAGCTGAAAACATTCTACCCGGTGTTCTACCGGGATGTTTTCGAGATGGACGCTATCTGGCGCGCAGCCGGAGGCGGGCTGGACGAAATCGAGGACGGCGTGGACGCTGTTGTCAACAACAACTTCGTATCCCTGATGGACACGGATGCGCTGGCGCAGATGGAAACCTTCCTCGGTATCCCTCTGAACCAAAAGCGCACCCTCGAGGCGCGGCGCAAGCTCGTCGCCTCGTACTTCATCGGCGGCAACCACATCGGTTCCCCGGAGATAAAAGATATTGTTTTTAGATATACCGGAGTCTCGCCCTCCGTTGGATTCAAAAATAGCAGAATCTATGTGAAGCTCTTCCCAAAAGATAACTCCACTTTCTTGCCGAGCGACGTCATGGAATGCTTGAAGCGCAAGATTCCGGCTCATCTTTCGCTTTCGCTTGTTCTTGCATATATTCCGGATTTACAGCCAGCCTACGTCGCCGCCGCACCCTGCGGAATGGCTGCCTTTTGCACCGTTCGGCTGCCCGGAAGCATCAAACCCCGCGCCGTCACGGCTCGTGGCTATGTTGCCGGTGCTATGAGCGCAGCGCGGATGCAGACGACCGTTGAACTGCCCGGAGCCATCCACCCGAAAAACATCACCGCGCAGGCATACGCCACCGGCGGGCTTGCGCACACGCACGAAACCGTAACCATCAAGATTGGAGGACAGACAACATGAGCTGGGAAAAATCCAGTTATACAACTGCCGGTGCCGCGCTCCTGTCGGAATCCCTCTCCGGCGGCGCGCTCACCATCACCCGCGCCGTGAGCGGCACCGGCATCGTTGAAACCGACTTGTCGGCAGAAACGACCGTCAGCGGCGAAACGCACGAACTGACCATCCTTGCGATTGACACCGTAAAGGACGGAGAGGAAACGGCCCGGAAAGTCAGCATCCAGATTACCGGAGCAGAAAGCACTTACATCATGCACCAGATCGGCGTATATGGCCGCCTGAATGATGATGCCGAAGTGCTGCTGTTCATCATGCAGGATGAACGTGGAATCGAAGTCCCTGCATCCAGCGTGAACGCTGATTTTGAAATTGAGATTGCTGCCCTTATTGCAATCTCGAACAAAGCAAAAATCGAAATTGCCCTCAGCCCGCAGATGCAGGCTTTGATGAAGCTGGTCAAGGCCGAAATTGAGAAGCACAACGCCGCCGCTGATGCCCATGCAGCGACCATCACGGCAGCGGTCAGCGCAGCCGTGAAGAACCTGTCTGAATCCGGGGAAATCCTGAACGAAGAACAGGTAAAGGCTCTTATCAAGGAGCAGGTGGACGGCGGCACGGGCGGCGGCTACTATGGCTCCTACAAACTCACCCTTGCAGCTGACGGGTGGAAGCCCGCCCGCAGCGAGGATGATTACGAAAACGCTGGCGGTATGGATTACTACCAGTGCATTTATGACGCAGAACTGTCGGACAGCACCAGCGAGCTTGTACCCGTTGGCGTTGTATCTCCTGGCAGCTTCTATACTACGACCAAAGCGGGCGTCCTGAACGGGTGCGAAACGCATGATGGTTTCATCAGATTTTTCGCTCAGCGCATCCCGGAAGCAGATATTCAGGCGACCGTAACCCTGTTCGGGAAAGGAGGTGGTTCGGGTGAAACCGGTAGCGTAAGCATCGGTCAGGGCTTGAAGCGCGACGCAAGCGGCGCTATTGCCGTCCGCATCGGCGAAGGCCTTGACTTCGACAGCGCAAACGCGCTGACTGTCCGCAAAGAAACCGTTATGACGAGTGAAGACCTGCTGAACGAGGAAGAAACGCAGCAGGAAATCGTTGATATGCTGAAATAATTTTAGGAGGACACTACTATGTCTAAGCAGATTTCTACCAAGACCACCATCCGCAACCTGACCACCGAGATCAAGAAGACCTTCGTTAAGAAGGGCGCCTTTACCCCTGTGCAGGCCGCAGCTAACGCTGCTATCAAGTCTCTTGGCGTTGACGGCAATACCGTGAACTTCTACACCTCTACCGACAAGAGCAGCACTGCTGCTTTCTCCGTTGACTTCCCCTCTGAGCTGTTCCTCGACCAGACCAAGACCACCTTCGTGGCCAAGTTCAAGTTCGATGCTGCGACCTACCCCGGCGCTACCGACCCCAAGCTGGACGGCAAGCCCGTCATGGTGCTGGCCGTCAAGGGCGAGAACCCGGACTCCTGCACCTACTCCTTCTTGAGCATGGCCGCTCTGGTCGATACCTA